AATCCACCACCATTAATATTGTCTGCATAAACTACATTAATATATCTATTTGTGTATTGGAATGTTTGTGGTCTCCAATTAAATAAAGCAGATGCAGAACTAAAATTAGATGTTGCTAAACTGTTTACCATTCGTGCAAAAAAATACCAATTACCTGCTGATATACCTGTAAGGGTAACTGGTGGCATAGCAATATTAATTGAATAGGGATTACCTGCTGTTTGGACTACAGTTGTTCCTGCAAATATTCTTTGTTCTGTAGTGGGGCTACTAAATGCCGAATACCATATTTCTGCATACTGTGTAATTCCTGCACTACTAGTAGTTGCTACAACTTGAAATGATGGAATAGTTGCAGTTACTAAAGCATTAGAAATAGTTGGTGCAGGTATAGTTCCAAAAGTTGTTGGGCTTCCTATTCCTGTATTTGGAGATGGAGTAAATTGAGTAATGTTTGTGTCATCATAAACAGTAGGGTTAAATTCACTTACTAATAAATTAGTAGTAATTTGACCATTATCAGAAAATGTTTGTGTTACTTTTTGACATCTAAATAGTTTATTAGACCAACCATAATTGACATTAGTTACAGTAACTATATCTCCTGCATCTAGTTGTAGCCCAATATAATTAATAGTAAAAGTAAGTTGCAGTTCTTCTCTAACTGACTTTAAAAATCTAGTTGCTAAATATTGAGCAGTTATTGAGTTATTAACTAATGGCAAAGATATTGATTGTTTATTTACTGGCTCATTAGGATATAAAAGTTCAGGCGCAATTTCAGCAAGATCAAATACCGAGGTATTAAAAGAATCTTGTGCAGAATTATCCGGGAATTTTACTTCTGCAATGTTGTATGAACTAGCTATATCTAATAAAGATATAGTAAATGCAGAAATAATATTACTGTCGTTTAATGCCATAGAAACTTCATAATCAGGAGTTTGAACTATAACTCCCCAAGTTCCAAACATTTCTGAATATTTAATTAAGCAATCACAACAAGAAGACATATCTTGCAAGTTTTGCATAATAGTTCTAGTTGTTGGAACAAGTCCATTAAACTCAAATCTTTTTTGTGTTGCAGACCCACCGCTATAAGGTATATAAGTAAAATTCTGATTTGAATAAACATTTAAAGCAGTTAAAGAATTTGTATCAATTTGACTTGCAGGTATAGCACCGCCATAGCGAGTATTTAAAAGATAGTCATAGATTACATCACCAGGAGCAGATAAATTACTTGTTATTTGAAACTTGGTTTGTTGTAAACCAGTTATATTAGAAGTTTGATTATAAGTAAGATGCAAAACAGCAAACACAGTATTTGTCATTGTTTTACTTGCATTCCATTGATATGTCAAATAAGGATTTGATAAAACATCAACGGCTGAAAATGGTGAATTTGTAGGACTATAAGAACCATTGTTATATAGATAAAACTCTAACAATCCATTTACAGTTGAATCCACAAGACCTGTAGATTCATCTAACAAAGATTCTACTGTGTATCCATTTGCTTGGAAATTAACTAATTTACCGCCATAATAAATATCACCAAAAGTAAATGTACTTGCTGTCTGACCTGTTTCTGTTCCGGTTACTTCAGATAAAGCTATAACATAATATAATTCTTGATTGTTATTAGATATACTTAAATCTGTAACTTGTCCTCCAACAAAAGCAGAACCATAAACTATTGGAAGTTTATTATCAGTAGCAGGTCCAACTTGTTGATTGTTGCCGGGATTAGGGCTTATACTTGCGGCTTCAGCAGAGGGCTGTGATTGATTAAATAAAACTTTACTAACTACTGCTGACACTATCATATTAACTGCAAATGCTATAGCAAGAGTTCCTATTCCTGCTGTTGCTAAAGTTGCCCCTGTTATAGCCATTGCAATAGTCATACCAATAGCAAAACTTGGAGCAGAGAACCCCAACAAAAATAATGCTATTAATAATTTATACATTATTGCATCCAGTTTTCATCAATTTTTCTAAAGCCATATTTTTCATATTTAAGATTAGGGCTTGTAGATAGTTTACCCATTGCAAAAAATTTAATCCTACCCTCTTTTTTTACTTGCTTACCAAAACTAATATATTTTAAAAATAGTTTATAACCTATTGAAGTATTTCTATATTCAGGCAAAACATACCAAGCCAATTCTTGCAAAGTTAAAGTTTTATCGCACCATATACTAGGAGTGATTAAACCCATAATTAAACCTTTACCATCTTCTATATAAATTATTCCTGATCCTGCTAATATTGTGTCTAGTAATCGATTCCAATATTCTTCATTATTTAATTCTTTAAACTCTTCTATTTCGCTTTCACTTCTAAATCTTTTCATCAATTCTATTATTTGTTTTTTATCATATTTTGTAGCTACTCTTATCATGCAGTTTTTCCAAATTGATAATTGATAGTTGTTATAAAAGATACACGATCCATGCTTGTATCTGTAGGATTAAAAAATGTCCATGAGTTATTATTTGTATATCGACCTGCTGTTCTATTTTGCAATATTAATTGAATAGAAGATGCAGAAACTGTAACAGTACCAACAAACATTCTCAATTCTTCCATCCATTGTTCTGAAATGGACATATTATTTATATAGCCATTAAAGAATTGATATAGACCACCCGATCCACCAGCAGTAATTAATGCGCCATCTGTATCAAAGAACCCATGCCACATTTCAATCTGTGAGCCTTTAATGTTTTGACCTAATACCAAACCAAGCATTGCAGTATCAATACCAACTAAAGTTACTGTTGTTTCATTTGCTGTAGATTTAATATCTTTAGTTGCATCTCCTATTTTTATTAATTGCCCTACAGCTTCAAAAGGTTGTGCATCTACAGCCGCTACAGTTAAAACAGATGCGGTTGTTGCAAATCTAAAAGTTTCTGTTGGAGTTGTTAATCTAACAAAATCTGCAATTCTAATATTGTTTGTATTGTCAACTGGAGTTATTACATTCATAAAACAGCCTCGAATGCAGTAAATGAACCTGACCAACTAATAAAAGAATCATCTTTCATTGGCATTAAAGTGTAAGTAGGATATGCCCTAAGAATTACTTGAAAAGTTGTGCCTGTATATGTGCTACCGCCCATGCTAACAGTTGTGCCATACTCGCCAATAACTGCATTTACTGTGCTTGAAATAGTTGTTATAAGATTTCGATGCACAGGTATGTTTACAGTTGAACCTGCACCCCTAACTACATCTGCTGTTGCTATATAAGAATATAACCCTACCTGACAGAAATCACCGGCTTTTACTATATAAGCACCTGCATCAATAGACGGCAAACTTCCTAATACTAAATTTTTATTAGCAGAACTAGATTGCCATTGACAGGCAGATATTTGCCCTGAATTCATACTTCCTTGATATGCAATATAGTTAGACCAACCAGTTGTGCCAAAATTAAGATATTGCTGTAAAGCCATATCAGGGATTCTTAAACTGTTTAACAAAGCACGATTTTTACTATACAAAAGATAATTCATTGGCTTTAAATCAAATGAAAAAGGAACTACAGTAAGAATTTCACTAGTAGATATTCTTTGATTGCGACTTAACATTTGACCAACAAATCGATGATCATTAACTTGTACTGATTCGCTAATTGCGAGGATTTGATTTAGACTCATAAATTATCTCGATGTTGGCATCGACCTCGATGCTGACTGATTAGCCGCCCAAATAGTTTGTTTATTTTGTACTAAGAATTGTGTAGCAGACTGAGTATCAATGGCTGACATACTAGCAACATAAGTACCATTGTAGTTAATAGTTGTGCCACCCATTGCACCTAAAGCATGATTAGGAATAATTGTTCCTGCTGTTCTAGGAATAAATAATTCAGGACCTCTATCACCAACAATTGCAGGAACTCCAACTGGCGGTTCACCACCATCGCCATATATAGAAACATTTCCTATATCTAACGGCGCACCTGTTGGATTTGGCGCAAATGGACTATCACTAGTTCTTCCACCAAAATATGATGATAAAAGACCGCCTCCCTGACTTAATAATTTAGTAGCTTGCGCTCTTAATTGAATAGAAATAATATCTTGTAAAATTGATCGAGTAAAGTTTGCAAATTGAAATTTACCAGTTCTTACAAAGTTTTCTATAGCAGAAGTCATATTATTAAATACAGCGGTATGAACACTTTGCACAAGAAGCAATTGCTCTCCAAGACGAACTACACCCTCTCTTTGCTCTTGTATAACTTTTTGTCTATATACATTATTAGCTATTTGTTCAGGACTAAGCTTTTCATTTATCATTAACTTTCTAATTTCTTGCTGTGTTCTTAATCTATCTAATGCAATTTGTTTATCATTGTCAGATAAAAGAATATTTTCTTTATAAATTTCTAGCTTTTCTCTTTCTCTAGCAAGAGTATCCAATTCTGCTTGTTGCTTTTCAGTAACCTTTAACTGTTCTTTTCTAAATATTTCTTCTTTACTTTGTGCAACCCTTAAATCTTCATTAATGGTAAATTGAGCAACAAGTTTTGCTCTATCTGATGCAAATACAAACTTTTCTTGTTCTGATTTTCTTTGTTGATCTACAGCAAAATCTGCCTTTTTCTTTTCGGATTCCATTTCAATCCGTCTAACTTCATTAACATTAAAGACATCTCTTTGGAATTTCTCATCAGATTTTAATTTAGCATATTCAGATTTTAAATCTTCTGCTTTTTGTAATCCACCGGCTTCTTGATAAGCATTTATTTTTGCATTTTCGTTTGCTTGATTATTAGCTTTCTTTTGTGCTTCTACTATTTCTTTGTTTTGTATTTCAAGATATTCTTGTAACTGTTTTTTCTTTGCATCTAATGCCGCTCTATTTCTTTCTCCTGAAAGACCTGTCATAGCAGTTTCAAGATACTCAATTTCTTTCTTTAATTTATTTATAATATCTTGAGTAGTTTCATCTTTTCCAATACCTTTTAAAGTATCCCAAAATGATCCAAAAATCTTACCTAAACTTTCCCAAGCTTTTTCTAAAGTGCCAACATTTCTTTCTTGTTTTTCTAATGAAGTAGTAAGTAAATCAGCCGTTAATTTAATTGCTTCTTGTTTTTTGTTTTGCTGTGCTAATAACTCAATTTGTTTATATTGAGCAAGATTTAAAAAGTTATATTTTTCATTTAACCTAGCGGCAGAATTTGCAGTCCCATCTAAGGAAGCCATTAAATCTTTGGCTACTGTAGATGCTGTTTCACCTGACAATTTTGCTATAAGAGCAATAGCATTGGCAACAGAACTTAAACTAGTTGAAGTAAACTTCCCGGATGCTATAAGTTCCATAAATGTTTCATTTGTTTTACCAATAGACACATTTAGTTTGTCTGACAATGCGGCAGACATCATTTGGAATGAACTTGCTGTTATCCCTGCAATATTGTTAGTAAGAATTAAACTATCTCTAAATTTAGATGATTCTTCTTGACCTTTGTATGCGGCAAAAGCTAATCCTAGCATAGCTACAGTTGTGCCTCCAATTGCAATTCTCATTGGAGTTAATACACTTGAAATAGCTTTAAATAATGGCACAAATCCACCAAACTGATCTCGCAACTGACCACCCTGTTGTATCAAAACCATCATTGGGTTTTGACCACCAAGTAAGCTAGTTACAATGTCGGTTGTTTGATAGCCAAGTGCCGCTTGTAAATGAGGAGGTAATTTACCACCTGCGCCACCCATTTGAGCAAGATTGGCTTTTGTTGCAGATGCGGCTACAGCATCATAAGCTTTGGCTTGTTCTAAAAGCCTATCTTTTGCTTCTTTTGTTGCCATAACAAACTTACCCTGTGTTATGGCATATTGAATTTCTTCTGTTTTTGTTAGTGATTTGTTGTAATTATCTGTAGCATATTTTAAAGATAATATTTCTCTAGCCGCCGCATTAGAATCAGCTTTAATAACCTGACCCATCTTTTTGTTGGCGGCAACGGCTTTATCTATACCGGCTTGAAATTCGGCAGAGTCTAATCCTAAAACAACACCTAACCGAGCAATATTTTGACTAGCCATTTATTTCTTTCTCATCCTTGAAAGCTTTTTAGCATATTCAGGAATAATTATTGACAACTCTGATTTTAAATCATTCACAACTTTTTGGGCATTACTTTCTAATGCTATTCTTAAATAAGGTTGTTTTACAGTTGTAGCATTTCCAAACTCTTGAGAAAGTGAAACAGCAGATTTTTTTACAGATACAACAGCAATTGCCGCATCTGTATCACTAACAAAATTAGACATTCGATCTTTATCAGATGGTATACGAGCATCTAATCTTGCTGTATATCTTAAATGAGGTTTATTGGAGTCTGTAGCCGGTCTATCATCATCATAAGGGGCATTAGCAATGACATTAATTAAAACCCTTTCCATTGATTTTTTGGCGGCTTTAGCAAGGGTTTGTCTTGCAACAAGGTCATCTCTATAACCTTTTCCTAAAGCAATTAATTGCTGTTCAAATTCAGCAAAACCATCTAGCTTAAAAGTTAGCTTATCCATTTAACAACTTCTTTGGAGCATTAGGAGCAGATTTAACAAAAGCCATCAAAGCTTTTTGAGCCTGATCTTCTTTTTGCTCATCACTTAATGGAGGAATAATATACTCATGCGACATTGGTAAAATGTCATGCATTTTGTATGCCTTGGCATTTGCGCCTAGCTTAGAATTGAGATTACCAGTAGTCAAAGCACTTAGCGCAAGTAAGACTGATTTTTGTCCTATCATTCCATCGCTAAACATAATCTCAATGCTCCTCATGTCATCAGCAGGAATATTATCGGGACAACCACCATGCGCCCATATATAGGCTCTTACTTGTTGGCGAATGTCCCTAACTAGTTTTTTCTAGTTTCCTTATATCCCGGTTGTATTACTTCAGTAATCTTTTCTACAATCTCTAACTGAGTTTGCAAAGTAAATTCTTCATCAATTTCTTGATATGTCAGGCTTTCTAAACTGCCCTCTTTAGGAACAAGCAATTTAATATATTCGGTAATCTTGTTTTCCATTTGAACAATAGAAACAATTGCATCTTTAGTAGACTTACCATCAACCACAACATCTTCATCGGTTACTTCAACACCATCAATCTTTTCGGATGTCAAAGCGGCAGTCATCTTCTTTAATCTTTCTTTGACTACTTTCGGGGGTGCATTTGCAATCCTTTTCATCATCTCATCAAGTTCATGGCTCAATGGTACTTTAACTTGAAACTTCTGATTTGCTAATTCAAAATCTTTAATGCGAATTGAATCATTAACATTTAAAGCTAATGAAAGTTTTGTCATGGTTATTCACCTTTTATTATCTTAGTATATATTTTGTTGTTTAAATTGATTACAAAGTTAACTATATCATCCGAACTCATTTTGTCAGCATGAAGTTTTGCTATCTCATATGCCAAGTGAATCCCTGCAATCTTCTGTTGGGGAAAGCCAAACCAATTCTTTCCACCAACAGCCGATTGTTGAATTATATAGCCAAGTAAATCATTATTATTTTCTATTTGTATTGTCATATTTTATTTAAGTGTTATTTGACCACCCATAAGAACTTCCACCAATTGGATGTATAGTGAAAATAAACTTACCCTCGGCACTAGGACTCATATCCCATTGCATACCGCCAACCATCGCATTAAATGCATATGCAACAGTATCTTCTCCATCATAAACGGCGATAACATAAGTTCTAACGATTGTGCCGTCATAACCATCATCACGAATTAACAATTGAGCAGGATCAGCAGGATTCCAAGGACAAGTAATATTTAAAGAAGTTACTTGATTTTGGGTTGTTACCTTTGCGCCTGTTCTTTGACCTGCAACAGAGTAAGCGGCAACAGCATCGTCAGCACCAAAAGATGGGATAGCTTCAACTGGTACTTGTATACCGGCTGTCCCTGCACCACCTGCTGTTGTACCAACAATAGTTGCAACTTGTGATGTCCAAACAGATAAGTTTGTATCTGTT